GCAAATCAACTGGTATACTGCTAGTGGAGTGTCAGGCACTATGCCTAGTTTTGCAACATTTTACACAGACTATGATGGGCATGGAACACATTGTACAGGAATTGCAACCGGCAAAACTTATGGTAGATCAAAAAATTCTCGCATATATGTAATGTCAGTATCTGGCCTTACAGTTGCACCTACTACTGGAATATCAGTAACAGATTGCTTTGATACCATCGTGGGCTGGCATAATAATAAACCAATTGATCCTGAAACAGGATTTAAACGTCCCACTGTTGTAAACATGAGTTGGAGTTATGTTAGTTCATTTAGTAGTATTGCAAGTGTTACATATCGTGGCACTACTTATACAACTTCAACTAAAATAGCCGCGTATGGTATGATTGGTGGCGGCGCATTTGGAAACACATTTGGTGTCAGGGTTGGTTCAGTTGACGTTGATATAGCAGAAATGATTGCAGCCGGAATAATAATATGCGGTTCTGCTGGTAATTATTATCAAACTATTGATGTGCCAGGGGGACTGGATTATGATAACTACTATACTAACACCAGTGGATCTAGTACTTATTATATGCGAGGTGGATCGCCTCCTTCAGCACCCGGGGTAATTTGTGTAGGTAATGTAAGTACTATAGCAGATACTCCTGAGGAAAAATCTGGATCAAGTGAGTCAGGCCCAAGAGTCGATATATGGGCACCTGGCACAAACATTGTAAGTACAACAAGTGATACAAATGATTATGGTGCAACCACTCAGTACCCATTCAATGCTAGTTATAAAATTATGAGCATTTCCGGAACGTCTATGGCTAGTCCTAATGTCGCTGGTATAGCCGCACAGTTATTACAACTTCACCCCGATTATACTCCTGCACAAATTCGTGATTTAATAATAGCAGATAGTACTGCTGATATGTTGTATACTACAGGGTCTGCAACCGATTATGCTAACACACGCAGTTTACACGGCGGACCAAATAGATTTGCCTACATGCCCTACAATATATCATACGACTTTGTAGTTTCAGGGGCTATCACAATGAACAATGTTACGATAAATACATAATAAGGAATTTTTAAAATGGCATCATACGTATATACAGGCAATGCAGTATCACAACAATCAGCTAATATTGCTACGGACAAGATTAGAATATCAACTACAGGTGTAGGTATTCACGCTGTAACAGGTTATCCAAGAGTAGCTGGCACTGGTACAGCAACGGCAGCAACTAACAGTGCGACAGTCACCGGTGTTGGTACTGCATTTGACACTCAACTTGAAGTTGGTGGTTGGATAGGCAATACGACTGGAACAACAGTAGGAATTGTATCAAGTATTGCAAACGCTACTAGTTTAACACTAACTGCTAATGCAGGAGTAGCACTATCAAATGTTGCATTCACTTTCAACAATGCAGGAGTTCCTTATGCTATTGCTACACAACAATCAGAGATTTATTCTGCTAATGATAGTTACAATAGTGTTTATTGCGGTCAAGGCAATGTAGTAGCGTTCCTCACAACCGGCGGTGGAGCAGGATCTGAATTCAGTATTACTGAACTTGGTATGCCACACGCTAACATGGCAAACGGTTACATGCTATAACTGATACTATAATAAAAAAGCGACTACGGTCGCTTTTTCCATATCTAAGATAAATATATCATACACTCTCATTCTGAGGGTTTATGCAGTTACCCACTGCGTAGCGGCTAGAACCCGCTAATTTTATCAAAGGAAAAACAAATGGGACGTCCTCTAAAAATCTCAAAGGCTCAAGCAGTCTTAACAATCACTGATACCGCAGAAACAGGCAGTATCGTCACAATCTCAGGTGGAAATCTAACAACCGCTCCTATAACTGGTGTAGCTTCAGGTATGCCATTCGTAGTAGCTAGTACAGTTGGTGGTCTAACAGCTAATACAACATATTATGTTGATACAATTTTATCTAACACTACATTCAGTGTTTCAGCTACAGATTTAAGTGTTCAACCACGTGTAATGGCAACATTGACTGACACTACAGGTGAATCAGTATTAATGTCAGTTGGTGTAGTTGATGCATATTTCAACAACCCACTAGGTGGTGCAGGTTTCCCTGCAACTAACGCTAACACATACGGCGTAGTTGGTGGTAACACATCAATCGTTGGTAGTCAAGTTTTAACACGTGTTGCTATTGGTATTAATGGTACAGGTACATTGTACTCTGCCACTGATACCGCTTATGTAACTGGTATTGGTACTGATTTGGCAAACACACTAAGTGTAGGTTCTGCTATTCAGGTGGCAAGTGCAAACATTAATGGTACAACTACTGATTATACAACTCTGGGTTTTGCAAACACAGTACCCGGTTTGACAACAGTTGCTGTTGCTAACACACAAAATACAGGTAACATCATTGGTACTTCAGGTAATGCTCAAACATTGCTTGCTAATGGTACAGTAAGATTTACTGCTAACTTGGGTGGTCTAGTTGCTGGTCAAGTTTATTTTGTTAAAGCAATTGCTAACGCAGCCGCATTCACTGTTTCTACAACATTGGCCGGTGCTGAAGTTGACTTGTCTAATGCTACTGGTACACCAGACGCACAACAAGATGTTGTTGAATTAGTTGCAAACGCAGCCGTAGCTTCAACAGGCGCAGCCTTTATCTATGCTGATGATGAAGCCGGTTACATCGTTCGTCAAAAAGGTAAAACAAAATACCTAGTTAAAGGTGGTACAACTGGTTTAATCGCACCATGTTATACGGCAAATGTTGCTAACACAGCATTGACACCAAACACAATGAACATCTTGTCTACTGATGCAGCCTCTGGTACAGCATATGTTTCAAGTGTTAATGATTACAATTCTGAAGTGTTCCCAGCACAAGTTGCAGCCGGTTCATTAAGTGTAGGTACAGTATATACAATTTACTCTACTGGTACAACAGATTGGTCAGTATGTGGTGCGGCATCTAATATGACAGGTGTTTCATTCATTGCTACAGCAACTGGTACTGGAACAGGCACTGCGGTATTGAACACAGTTAACCCTGATGTTATCGCTACATTCAACACAGCATACGCCGCTAATACATACGACGGTCAGCCTAACCCAATCGTTACGATTGCTAATGCTTAATCATGATGGTAGCGAAAACTATTAAAATGCCAAAGACTGAAACGGACATCGCAGTGCTTCAAGTACAGGTACAAAATATCACAAATGATATCAGCGAAATCAAAGCTGATATCAAAGATGTAAATGCTTGTATTGCGAGGAACAACGAAGATACGCACCAGCTTCTCAAAGAAATGAAAGATGCTAGTGCCGGTGCTCATAAGTCTATGTCAGACAAAATCTCTGCGCTTGAAAAATGGCGCTGGATGATGATGGGGGCAGGTGTTGTAATAGGATCGTTAGGATTTGATACGATAGCAAAATTGCTAAAATAAAAAAGCGACTTAGGTCGCTTTTTTTGTAAGTGCGTTTAGTTTTTTCTGAACAACATCAAAGTTGACTGTATTAAACAATCCTGGATGTAATGGTTTGGGATATTGTTTATTACCTACCCAAGCGTAACCACAATGTTCATCATTCAATACAGGTGTAAATTCTTCTGATACTTTACAAAAGAATGTATGATAAGTGAATGTATTATTAACAAACTTTTGAATAGGTACAAGTTTAGCATGTTCTGGGAAGTGATTTATTTCTTCCATGCATTCTCGCTGTAAACCCTCAAGCAATGTTTCATCTGCTTCTATTTTACCTCCGGGTATACCCCAGTTACCTGGATTCTTATTATCATTTCTTAACAGGTACAGGAAACGTTTTGTTGTTTCAGAATAGAAAAAGACACCTGCAGAAATATTATTCATACTATGATTTATCACAGTATTAGATGACGATAGAATAATCCCCTTGAGCATACCAACCTTCGTATGATTTCATCCATAGATTGTCATTATAATCAAATCTATATTGAAGATTGGTAGTAAGATTAGTTACGTATTCTACCGTAGTAGCAGATTGACTGTCGAATGACACAAACCATTCACCTGATGTTGCATCAAACTCAACAATGTCATTTGCATTTGCAATCAATGCTCCCCAAGCAATAGTACTATTACCGGGACTACCCACATCTTCTACAATAAGATATCTACGACCGTTAATTGGTCCTGGCAATCCTGCGTTTGGTCCAGTGACTAATGGGTTAATCACGCTGTCTACGGGATCCAACGTGTTTTGAGGCAGGGTGTCAGGATCAATATCATATATCAAAAATCTATCATCTAATGGATCAGGAACAATAGTACCAACAATCTCAGTACCCATATATGGATTCTGTAACCATATCTGACTGATACCCGGTCTTAATGTTCCATACACATTTAATAAGCTACTCCAATATAAACTTGTATCCGGTGGAGGTGGGTATTCTAATGTTTCATTACCTGGATAAAATGCTTCATCTGCTGGTAGTAGTTGAAGTCTGTTACTAATTAATAATAGTTTATATCCGTATGGTGTAATCTTTTGTCGAGTACCCAATAACAAATCGTCATCTTGTATGTCTTGTAATGCTTGACCTTTAAAGATACTTGCAATAACTTTTTCGATAACACCCATCTTCTTAAGTTTAGCCGCATTGCTCAACCAGATTGGCATATAAAATTTCCAAGATAAAATATCTATGGGGTTGCCTGTACCTTGAGGTATTGTACGACTACTAAATGTTAATCCATCTTGGTAAACAACACTTAAGCTAGTCCAGTCAATGAAGTTATCTGTACTTTGTATTTCTAATGATGGATTAAACAATGTACCTAGTTGCTCAATCAACTCTAACTTTTGTTGATAGTTCGTAGTCCAGCAATCAACTGTTATACGCAATGTATATGGAACTGGCATTAATCTTTCAACAGTGAATGCTTGCCCTTGAACTTGTTCGTACTGTTGAGTTTCTGCATTA